TATTTTAGTGACTTCAGTCACAATAGTGGGAAATCACCTATTTTTCCTGCCTTATATATAGTAGGGGAGTAAAACGACGAAACGTGTCGGGTTACGACCCTACTCGCTACGCTAGGGCTACGCGAGGACGCCATAGTCCGAGTCGTAGTCCAGCCCCTAGGGGGGGCTGCGTCGCAGGCCCGCTGGGGCGGTAGCGGAGCGTAGTGGTGCGATGGCACCACATTTAGTGGGGATATCTCTATCTAAAAATAAACAGGAAGATAAATGCCCCAAAACTTAAACCACATCAAAGAAGTCGACAAAGCCAAGAAGGTCATCCTGCAATCTATTGCAGAAGGAATGACCGTAGAACAATCTTGTTCGGTTGCTGGTAAATCAGTTAAGACCTATGAGTACTACCGTAGGTCAGATCCAGCATTTAAGGCGTTAGTAGACCGCGCCCGTCAAGGGGCGCTAGACAAGAACTTCACAGAAGAGACAGCCAAAGGATTGGACTTTTCCACCTGGCGTAGTAAGTTCTTAAAAACTCAGACCTTCCCCCACCAGCAGAACCTGGTGGATGTGATAGAAGGCAGGGACCCAGGATGGGTCCATCCGGCGATGAAGTATGAGAAGGGTTCGGCTGATAACCGCATCCTAATTAACATTCCACCAAACCACGCAAAGTCGATGACCATTACGGTTGACTACGCCACATACAAAATCGTCAACAACCCTAATTTTAGAATCCTAATAGTTTCACAAACTCAGCGCCTAGCGGCAGACTTTCTCTATGCTATCAAGCAGCGCCTTACGCACCCAATGTATGAGGACCTACAAAACGCTTATGCAGCAGGGGTGGGGTTTAATACAAAGACTGCCTCTTGGCAGGCTACCCGCGTTACCTTTGGTGATGAACTACGCGAGTCTAGCGAAAAGGACCCTAACCTAGAAGCCGTAGGTATCGGCGGTCAGATTTACGGTAAACGCGCTGATATGATTATCATAGATGACGCAGTGACGTTATCTAATGCCAATGACTTTGAAAGACAAATCAAGTGGCTTACCCAAGACGTTAGATCCCGTCTTAACCCAACCGGTAAACTGATTGTTATTGGTACTCGCGTCTCTGCGGTAGATCTCTACAAGGAACTTAGAAATCCAGATAGATACCCTGGCGGTATTATCCCTTGGACATATCTGGCTATGCCAGCCCTACTAGAAGTTAATGAAGATCCCGATAAGTGGGTTACACTCTGGCCTTATTCAGACCAACCATTTGATGGGCAGACAGATGAGCATAAAACGCAAGAAGGTTTATACCCCCGCTGGAACGGTAAGCATCTTCACGCAGAACGTCAGGCAATGGACGCGTCAACTTGGGCGCTTATCTATCAGCAGCAAGATATTTCAGATGACGCCATCTTTGACCCAGTTTGCGTTAAGGGCAGCATTGACGGAATGCGGAAGGCGGGTCGCTTGGTCCCAGGATCGCCTGGACACCCTCGTGACCTTAATGGCTTTTCTTTTGTCTGTGGCCTCGATCCTGCAATGGTCGGTGACACTGCCGCTGTCTGTTATGGTGTTGATCGGATTACTCATAAGAGATATATCGTTGATGCTATCAAGATTACGCGTCCAACGCCTGCTGCGATTAGACAACTCATCATTGATTGGACCAACCTCTACACCCCAGCAGAATGGGTAGTTGAACGTAACGCCTTCCAATCCTTCTTAACTCAAGATGAAGGTATCAGGCAGTTCCTATCTTCTAAAGGAGTTGTTCTAAAAGAACATCACACTGGTAACAACAAGTGGGATTCAGGATTTGGTGTTGCATCTATGTCAACATTGTTTGGTACTAAGCAGCAAGACGGTAAGCATCATAGAGATAATCTAATTCATCTACCATCAGATCAAACAGAAAATATCAAGAGTTTGATGGAGCAGTTAATTACCTGGTCACCTACTACTAAAGGTAAGACCGATATGGTTATGGCACTTTGGTTCTGTGAGATTAGAGCAAGAGAATGGCTCAACCAAGGTATCCACGCAGTACACCATCTAAAAAATCCGTTTTTGTCACGGTATGAACGTGGCAAAAGAATCGTCGTTAATATCGACCAATTACTACAAGAGCAAGAACGTCAGTTCATTTAAGGACAATAAATGCTAACAACCAAAGAGGTAATCGCTAAGGTATCTCGTCTGCAGACTAAGTATGCAGCACGTGACCAGCGTATGCGTGACGTACTATCTGTACGTCAAGGAGATATCAGCAAGGTTTATCCTGCGATGTTCTCTGAGGAGTACCCAAAGCCTCTCGTTGCTAACTTCGTAGATATCGCAGCACGTGATCTCGCTGAGGTTATGGCACCACTACCTGCCTTTGAATGTTCTGCTACCAATATGGTCTCTGACTCTGCAAGAAAAGCAGCAGATACTAGAACCCGTATAGCAAACTTCTATGTCTCCTCATCTGAACTACAGATTCAGATGTATCAAGGCGCTGACTGGTTTAACACCTACGGTATGTTGCCATCTATCGTTGAGATGGACTATGAGACCAACAATCCAAGAATCCGTCTGCTAAACCCATTTGGTGTTTACCCAGAGATGGACCGCTTTGGTCGTTGTATCTCATTGACTCAAGTAATCCAAACTGATGCAGAGACTTTGGCTATGCAATACCCAGAGTTCTACAATCAGATTGTTCCAAAGACTCAGTATGCTGCTGGCTCTCCATATATCACAATGGTTCGCTATCACGACAAAGACCAAGATTTAATCTATGTACCAGATCGTAACAACTTAGTTCTATCTAATTTGCCTAATCCTATTGGCAAATGCTTGGCTCGCGTTGCAGTTCGTGCATCTTTAGATGGCGAAGCACGTGGTCAATTTGATGATGTTCTAGCGGTTCAGTTGGCTCGTGCTCGCTTTGCAGTTCTGCAAATACAAGCAGCAGAGAAAAGCATTCAAGCACCTATTGCCATCCCACAAGATGTGCAAGAGTTGGCCCTTGGCCCTGATGCAATTATGCGCTCTGCTAATCCACAAGCAATCCGCCGCGTTCCGCTAGAACTTCCTCCTGGAGTCTTTGCTGAGTCCGGTGTTCTAGAACGAGAACTACGTCTTGGCGCAAGATATCCAGAAGTACGTAGCGGTAACGTTGACGCATCTGTTATTACAGGACGTGGCGTACAGGCGCTACAGGCTGGATTCGATACTCAGATTCGTGCAGCGCAAGCACAGTTTGCTCGCCTCTTTACTGAACTTGTATCTCTCTGCTTTGAGATAGACGAAGTTATCTTCGGCTCAATGCAAAAAGAAATCAAGGGAGTAGATGACGGGACTCCGTTTAATATGAAGTACGTACCAAGCAAGCAGATTGCTGGTGAGTATGGAGTAGATGTTCGCTACGGAATTATGTCCGGTATGGACCCCAACCGCGCAATCATTGCTTTGCTACAGATGCGTAGCGATAAGTTAGTTTCAAGAGATTATGTTCGTCGTGAGATTCCGATGGACCTAGATGTAACACAGGAAGAACAACGTGTTGATATTGAAGAGATGCGCGATTCTCTTCGCGTTGCTGTTGCTCAGTATGCTCAGGCCATTCCATCACTTGCTGCCCAAGGTCAAGATCCTTCTGAGATTGTTTCTAGAATCGCCGAAGTTATTAAGGGTCGTCAAAAAGGTAAACAACTTGAGACGATAATCGAAGAAGTATTTACTCCAGAACCACAACCTGAAGTCCCAGCAGAAATGATGGGCGCACAAGTTCCAGCAGCAGGTATGGCCCCAGTTCCTGCCTCGCAGCCAACTCCAGAAATGATGACTGGTGCGGCCCCTGCTGCTGGCGCTCGTCCCGATATCGCAACTCTACTCGCTCAGATAGCAGGGTAAGGAGGTGGATAAATGAAAAAAGGTGGTCGCGCAAAGGCTTCTATGGCAAAGCCAACAGAAGGCAAGAAGGATATGAAGAGGCCAGGAGGCAAGGTCGAATTCGGCTATGCTGGCAAGGCTCGTAAAGGCAAGAAGGCTTAAGTGTTTAATATGCGAGAGGATAGAGTGTGAAGAAAGAACCCAATTATGTTCCGCGCTCTATCCGTCTCGCTGATGTATTTGTAGTATTCGCAGGGTTCTTTCATAATTTGATAACAGCATTTCACGTATTCTCAGATGAGATTTTAGAATTAGCAAAATATAACGCAATCCGTAAGGTTGAAATAAATCAGGCTTGGGAAGATTTCACTATAGATTTAGAAACGATGGAGGACAACAATGGCTAGAGGCCCATTAGCAGGAGCAGCAGGTCCTGGCAAGTTCTCCGTAAGAACAGATGGACTTGACTTAGGTTCAATCGCATACGGCGAAGGTGGCGAAACCGAAGCAATTAAAGGCGCTATGCCATTGTCAACAACCCCAGATGTCCGTCCAACTCCAGCATCACAAGTTCGTGAAGCAGCATCTGCTACTCGTTTGTTTGATGAATCACAACGTGCAGATGAAGATATTATGCGTGGCTCACCAATGGGTCCACAAGAAGGACCGGAAGTACTTGCTATGAATGCAGCAGCACAGCGAGACGGTGACATTGTTGCTAAGTACAAGCCAATGCTTGAAGTGATGGCTGCAATGCCAGATACGCCAGAGTCATTTAGAATTTTTGTACGTTACATTTAAGGGGATAAGCGTTGAACCAGTTTGTAAAAAATGTCAGCGCTTTCGTCGAGGCATTGGGATATGACGAACCGGCAATTATTATTTCACTTGCCCAAGTTCCTTGGGATTCAGACGAAGATCGTGACGATTTCATAAAGTTTTTGACGAGGGAGGTTCCTGGTGCCTAAGTTCTGGGACTCCATCAAGAACACCGTTGCAGATGCTTTAGGTAGAGGTTTAGGTTTACCGGCTCAAGTCGTATCTGGCTTGGCTGGTGGTATGACCCAGGCTCGTGTTGCTCCAATGCAAACCCCTGGTGCTGCCGATATGGTTGCAGCACAACAACAATTACAACGCAAAAGCGTACAAGAGATATCTTCTAACTATGCAAGAGCAGTAGTTAATGCTGCTGCTAAACCTGCAGAAGTTCTCCAAGTACCAATTATCGTAGATAAGGTTATGGAAGAGGCTACTCAGTTTTATGAGTGGGCATTTCCTAAAATCACAAGACCTATCAGCACTGCGATTCTAACCAGCGCAGATTCACTTGCTGGTGAAGGTATTAACTATGTTAAGAACTGGAATCTTGCTAGAGATGTAAGCCCAGCACAGGCTTATGCAAACTATGTTGGAACGCTAGGCGAAGCCGTTGGTGTAACTCCAATTCTAGAAGAGCAAGGGTTTCCACTACCACGTTCGCTTCAAACAAGTTTCAATATTGCAGACCCAGAAGATCGCAAGAAGGCTTTTGAAGACGAACTATTCGGAAGAATCTTTACTGGTGGATTAGACGGTGGACTTAACTGGTTTGCAGATCCATTTGTTATCGGCGGTAAGGTACTTAAGTTTGGACGTATCCTTGGACTAGATCGTCCAATTATGAATGCTGAAGATGTTATACGTCTTCGTTCAGAACTAGATGCACACGGCGTTTGGCTAAAGTCTGGTGGCAAGATAGGCCGCGAGACTCCTATGGGAGTTGTCGCTTACCGAAGGCGATAACGTAAAGAACTTTGATGATAAGTTTGTAAAAAAGTCTACTGCTCGCGGATTCTTGGCTGACGTAACCGGTGAAGCACAGAATTATGATGAGGTAGCAGACATTATTGCTGCTGCAGCAGGAGATAAAGTTTCATTTAATCGCCTTGCTGCTACTCGCGCATCGGTTGCTGACGAGATTAACCGTATGAAGAACATTCTTGACCCAGTTGAGAAGCGATATAACGACATCCCTTGGGGTCAAGCGACAAAGATAGAGCAGCACCTACCTACCGTTGAAGAGTATCAGACCCTTACTAAAGTTTTAGATGACTTAAAACGTCGTGATGCTAACTTGGCTAAGGCTATTGATGAGAACATTGGCGACTATCGCATCATCAACGACTATACAAGCGCTGCAGATGTACAGTTATTCAACAAAAACCTTGGCGTTGCCATTGAAAAGGCTAGAGCAAAGGCTTCTGAAACCTACCACGCTGTCTCTTTCTACACAGAGAAGTTCCAGAAGAACCCATTTACTCGCCCAGTAACTGTTGTATCCCTACCTTTTAGCAAACTGCCTCGTGGGATTGTTCGAGTCGACGGTGGTCCAGCAAATGATTCATTTAATGAAATCAAGTATGCGCTTAATTCAGTTAAAGCGTTACGCGGGACTGAGTACCTTGAGGTAAAGAACGAACTTGCTCGTGGGTACCTCAATGCAAGAAACGCTAAAGAGCGGTTTGTTGCGGTTCAAAACATTGAGTCAGAGATTGCTGACATTATTGCGCTAGAGAACGGTCTAAATCTAGACGAGGCTCGCGCTATCTATACACAGTTTGGCAATGTCCGTCGTGGAATAATGTCTTCCATTCAGGAAAACGGTTTCTATGTGGACGATTACGGCGATCTAGTCGCCTCTCCATTCTGGAAGTCAGAAATGGCAAACATCGTTCCTATGATGGACTTCAGAGATTTCGATAAGTTCCTCAAGGCTTACAAGACCCTTGGCGTTCCTGGCGTTAAAGCCAGAGCAGCAGCAGGGGAAGTAACTGAGTGGATTGATTTTGCTAACTCTTGGTTCAAGGTTTCAGTTCTAACCCGTCTTGGTTATCCAATTCGTAACACACTTGATGGTCAACTTCGTGCTGGATTGGTACTCCAATCACTTGCTAAGACTGAAGATACGTTAAAAAACCTCAAGGCAAATACTGCTATCCGTCTAACAAAGACTAAGAATTTCTTTGAGGATAGCCTAAAGATTCAACGCCCTGACCAACTCAATACAATGACTGGTCGCTTGGCGTACACAAGACAGCAATACATTGCTGCTCGTGATGCCATCCTAGATGAACTTACACCTCAGAATTACTATGCAGGTGCAGCCGGTAAGTTTGGCAAGCAAGTAGATCCAGCAATGGTAGAACTTGCTATTACCTCCAAAACAAAGCCTTTATTAAAAGACAATGATCGCTCTGCTTATTTTGAACTTATGGCAAAGCGTAAGAAGCAAGACGGCCTTTTGTTTGGCAAAGATAGAGATAAGTTTAAGCAACTACAGTCCAAGGCTTTTGGAAAATATGTTCGTGAAGAAGTAGTCCCAACGCTACCAAAGGGAACAACCTTGGTATACGCAGACTACCCAAGCGGTAAGGTTTTCTATCAGATTCCTGGGACTAAGGGACGTCTACCTAAAGGCGCTATTCCTGAGATAGAGGCTCGTAAAGGTCTTCCATCGGCAATGCTTTACGAAGAACTTGTCAATACTGGCAAGATGAAGATTCGTGGCAAAGGCCCAATCGAGTTTCCTAATATCCGCGTCATCACAGACTATGACTTGGCTCGCAAAGGAAACTTTGAAGAGATAGCAGATTTGATTCCAGAGGATCAGATATACCGCGTCCGTTTCTTTACCCAGCAAATTGACGCAATGGAAGGTCAAATCCTTGACAAGATTGACCAGGCTGCAAAGTTAAACGCTATCCGTAGTGAACTTAAGATTGTTCGTGCCGGTGAAAAGCCGATAAAGATGAGACTCCCAAGCGGTAAAGAGATTGACGCTGGTGGCGCATTCTCTGGTCCTTATGGCGATATCATCCGTAAGGATATATCTTCCGCTGGATCACTTAACTGGTTGACTGAGACTCAAGCCTATTTAACTTTTGACGCACAAAAGAGCGTTCGTTCAGCGGCATTTTCTGGAACGCTTGGCAAGAAACGCGTAGTAGTACAACCAACTGACGCTCAGTATTACAACGAGATGGCTGAGTTCGCTAATAGGATTCTACGTAACGACCAGTTGGCTATGCGTATCCTGCAAGGTCAAGGCGATTCTGAAATCGCTGGCTGGCTTCGCAAAGACGGTAGATTCTATCTACGCGAGATTGATGCAGATGTAGATAAGTTTAATGTAATGGAGCATATTGCTGAGGCTCGTTCTCGTATCAATAGAATCTTTCCAGACCAACAGGTTCGTTCTCTAATTGCTAGGGAAGAATTAACTCCAGCACAATTTGATATTCTAATGCGTGGCAATCCAAACCTTGCCCCAATCGCTGGACGTGAACTTGTAGAAGATGGCTTACGCTATGGACAAGGCGTAATTAAGCGGTCTGTCAACTCAGCATTTGATAACATATTCAAGGTTATCGGTACGATGCCAGAAGACAATCTAGTTGCTTGGCCTTTCTATAACAAACTTTGGCAACAAAACCTTAGAAGAGAAGCCAATATTGCTGAAGGCCTTGGCAAGAATATTGATGACAAGGATCTAATCCTCCAGTTACAGCGGTCTGCTCACGACGCATCTCGCAAGACTGTATTAGAAACCCTGTATCGTATCCAGAATAACACTGGGTTATCTAGCGTACTTCGTTTCTTGATTCCGTTCTTTAATGCTCAGTACAATGCAGTTAAGGTTTATGGAAAACTGATCGCAAAAGACCCATCACTTATTGGTCGCGCACAGCAGGTTTGGAATTTGCCTAACCGAGTAGCCCAGGTTGTTGACAAAGATGGAGACCAGGTTCCTCCAGGCGTTGGTCCATCAACCGCACAGTTTATTGTTATCAATATCCCAGAAGGCCTAGAAGGTAAGTTTGGGATTCCAAAGGGATTCGATATCTCTATTCCAAAGAACAGCCTTAACGTATTCCTTCAAGGCGAGAACCCACTGTTCCCTTCATTTGGCCTACCAGTTACTATTCCAATCTCTCAGTTAGCAAATCAAAGACCTGAGAAACTTCAATCTGCAGAAGAGTTCCTAACTAAGTACCTTGGAGAAACTGCAGCCAAGTCTGTTTTGAGTAGCGTTATGCCATTTGGTAGACCAGCACAAGACCCTTGGAAGTTACTACTTCCCGCAGCAGGGCAAAAGGCTATATCGCTTTCTGCTGGGTTAGATGACGCTACCTACGCAAGAACAGTTGCCACAGCAATGAAGGTCCTTGATTATGAATGGCGTATGAATGGACAAGTAGGTCCAAGGCCTAAATTTAAGGATGGCCTAAGACTGGCTAATCAAGTATTTGAGATTCGCATTGGTGCAAACTTAGCACTTCCATTTACGTTCTCGTTCCGTCCAGAATATCAAACCATCGTAGATGACTGGCGTCGCGCAATCAATGATCCAAATATCGGACCAACCAAGATTGACGAATACATTATGTCCCAGTATGGCGTAGCCGGTTATATGGTTACAGCCCCTGCTACTAGGAATAGAAGCGGTGTGTTTCAGACCGCAGATGCAGTTCGTAACGCAAAGCAGTTTAAGACCCTCATCGGCAAGATGGACGAGAACAATACTCCAGGTATAGCAGGATTCATTGCTAACTTTGGAACCAGCGCAGATAAGTACTCTGATGCTGCAGCCAACTACTTCCGTGACCGTGCTCTTCGCCCTGGTGGAGAAACCAAGTGGACAGAATCTAGAATCACCTCAGACATTCTCAAAGATAGAGAAGTCAGCCTTGGCTGGTCTATCTACCAAACCGAGATTGCAAAACGTGATGCTGAGATGGCTAACTTGGGCATCAATGACATTAACTCCAATGCTGCTAAGGCGGCAGGTATTACTGAGAAGTGGCAATCCTTTGTCGAAAGACTTGGAAATGCTTACCCAGAATGGGGTTATGAAAAAGAGATGGGCGACTTTGATTTGAACAAGACAAAGCGCTACGTCAGAGGCGTTATGGACTTGGTAAGTGACGAGAAGTTTATGACTAAGTATGGTCGAAGCACAACTATGAAGGCTATGACCGACTACATAACCGCAAGAACCTACATAGCAAATGAACTAAAACTACGGAAAGAAGACTTCGGTAGTGGCTCTATAGATTCAGTAGAAAACGTAGATCTAAAAGACCAGTTCGATGAGTTCATTCTAAAACTAAAGTTATACGACAAAGCATTCTCAGACTTCTATACCAGATATCTAGAGAACGACACATTTGGAGTAATCAAACGATGAAAACACTAAAGCAGTGGAAGGCTTACTACAAGGAGAAGTTTCCTGGTCAGTCCGAAAAGCGCATTGCTGAACTTGCTCAGGCAGCGTTTGATAAGCAACAAAGCCAGACCCCTGCAGGTGGTCAAACGGGCATTACCTTTGGTGACCCTGAAACAAGTAGTGATAAAACTCGTGGCGTTCTAATCGGGTTTGGTCTAACAGATGCTAATGGCGATTCTCTAATTATTCCACCAGCAAGACTTCCGGCTTATATGCAAACCCTTTTGCTTAAAGACCCTAAGACCTATAAGCAAGTACAGACCGCTGTCTACCAGGCAAGTGGTCGTAAATACAGTAGCGCAGATGATTTAGGTAAATGGCTACAGACCGTAGCGCAAAACTTACAGCAGGCTGCTAGACAAGACACTACGTTATCTAACGTAAATATCGAAGCAGTCGTAAATGCTGGAATAGTAAACCGAGCCAGCAACCCAATCTTCGCAAAGGCTGGTGCTGAGAACCTACCTACCCGTCAGATCTACGCAAAGACTAAGGCTGAGGTTGAGACCGATATAAATTCTCAAGCCGAGAAAGTACTTGGTCGGGCTATCACTCCAGACGATATGCAGCAACAGTGGTACAAGGATCTACGCAAAGGTATCCGTGCTCTTTACAATGAAGGAATCATAACTACTACCGAAAAGGTAAAGAACCCGAAAACTGGCAAAATGGAAAATGTTGTCAAGCAAGTTCCGCAATTTTCAGCAGAACAAATAACCGAGCAAATCACTTCAAAACTTGAAGAGGCAGATCCAGTATCTTTGCAACGCAAAAAAGACCTTGACTTTGAGAACTGGTTTTTACAGAATACGAGAGGTCGTGGCTGATGGCTGAAATGGATGAAGTATCACAAGCCAAAGCCAAGGCTGCTGCTGGTGCAACCGCAGCAAATATGCCAAAGGTGGATCCTAAGACTGGTCAACTTCCTGACCTGTTCAGTGGCAAATATGGTTTTGTTGAAATTCTTGCAAATGATCCAATATATGGCGAAGAGATCCGCGCAATTAAGGCAGCGCTAGAAGCGCAAAATGAAACCTTAGCGCTTAGTTTATTGCGTAGGTCTAAATGGACGCAACTAGATGAAGATGCTCAAGACCGTTATTTAATGTCTTTACAAAAAAATAACTTATATCAGGAACGTCTCAAGTCTTGGATGTCCAGAATCAAGCCAATCCTGGCTGGTAGAGGACTGCGTGCAGATGATGCAACGCTTGAGAAGTATTACAAAGATGGCATCGATGACTCGACAATCCTTGCAGAACTAGCCGGTGGGGTAACCGCTAAAGGTGCTGCAGGAACAATCGGTACAGCATTAGATTCTTTAAGGAAGACCGCCAGAGCAAACGGATTTAATCTAGATGCAGACTTCGGCAATCAGGTTGATGGCTGGCTACAAAGAATTGCTGGAGGCGAGTCAGTAGAAGACTTTAATAGATTGATTCGTAAGCAAGCCAAGTTAGGTCTACCTGAAAAGGTAGGCGCAATGCTTGACGAAGGTCTTGATTTAGCAAACGTATTTGCTCCATATAGAAATTCTATGGCAGCGCTACTAGAACTTACTCCAGATTCTATTAGCCTCGATGACCCACTACTTCGTAGTGTATATGGTGGCGATAAGGAAATGTCAATATATGATTTTAAGCGAGCAATACGTAAGGACCCTCGCTGGCAGTACACCGATAATGCTAGACAAGAAGTATCAAATGCTGCACTTAGCGTACTTCGTGACTTTGGATTCCAGGGGTAATAATGGCTGAACCTACAACATTCAAAAAGATTGAGTTTGATAATCTCAGTGCTGGAACAAAGTCTGTCATTGAGGCTAATGCTAAATCGCAGGGAATGACCCCTGAGCAGTATTACGAAATGCGTGGTGGTGTAAACCGTGCTGGATATTATGGCGATGCTTATACGACAGCAGCAGCAGCCGGAACGCCATACCTAAGTGATGAACAATATTTTGCTGCTCTTGAGGGCAAGACAGGAACTGATCGTGGAGCAGCAATAAATCTTGCTACTGCTAAAAATAGATACGACATTTTTATATCGCAAGGTTTAGACCCTGCCGAGGCGTCTTCTAGATCTGGTTATGACCCAGCAACAAACAGTCTTACAGTTGCACGTACAGGAACGGGTGGCGGAGATTTTAGAGGAACATCAAGTGCAGACTTGGCAGCGCGTCAAGCAGCACAAGCAGCAGCGGAAGAAAAGCGTCGCCAAGGTCAGTCTGCCTACAATTTACTATTAGAACAATTCAATCAGTACGGTCTTGGTGCTTTAGTTCAGCCACTGCAAGACCTAATAGTCCAAGGATTATCC